CTTCAACGGCGGCTAGGCCCTCCGCGATGTAGTGACGACAGGCGCATTCATCCGGAGTCATAGGGCGGGGGATGGGTTCAATAAACGCCGGGGAAACTGACGCAGTGATCGGCATAGTGCCATTCCAGCCCACCAACACGCGGACCGCGTTACTGTCCGCAGAGTCCACCCGCAATCCAATTATGTCGTCAACTTTCCATTTTGTCATTTTTCGCTCCCACGATAATCCACAGAAAAGCCTTTCGATGCGGCGTATTTTACAAAATTATCAACCTTGTGGCGCGGAAGTGCCCATTGGCATCCCCAAGGTGTGTTTGCCGCAAGGCGAGTAAACGCGCCTTTGGCATCCATGCGGCGGATTTCGAGCCACACAAGGAAATAGGAGATCATTAGCGATCCCCCCGCGCAAAGGTTTCGGGCATCGCCGGTCCAATAGCCTTCACAGCCTTGTGCGATTGCGACACCACATCCGGATGGATAGGTGCTCGGCCATCGCGCCAAAGAAGTGCCAATTTCGTGTAGGCTGTCGGTGTCTGCCCCGAGGCGATAACATTGGCGCAGGACAGCCGGCCTCGCTCGTAATTGTTCTGCATTAACGTGTCCATTCGCTCATATGCTGGGCAATACTCCCGACCCATTCGGACATCCTCCCAGCCCAGGCGATGGGCGAGGAGATTTAATTTGGTCGCGCGCTTTAGGACGATGCCGGTATTATTGGTCATTGGGGTGTCTCCGTTGTAAGGGGTTAAGCGCCGAAATTGCGTTCAGCGGCGCTGTCCGCCCAGTGCCTGTTTTCGGCATATTCGGCGGCTTGCCTGTTTTCAGCATATTCGGCAGCGGCCAACTCGGTTGCTTGAGACACCGCGTTCATCTCGGCTTGTTCATAAGTTACGCCGAAACCCACCGCCATGAAGCCGTTCGACAGGCGCACGGCAACGCATTTTTTGCCTCCATTGCCAAGTGGGTATGTAATGGTTTTGCCGGTAATAAGACCCCGAACTGTCTCCGTTAAGGGGATTTCACGGCGAGAAAGAATTTCGTAGGTCATCTGGTTAATCCCTCGATCCGCCCAGGGCCATTCCCTCGGCGCACTTTTTATTTAACGGCTATTGCATTTTGTGTCAACAGAAAATAAACGCGCAACGCAATTATTTTTCTGGTTTTTCCGGCGGTGGATTATCCAAATGACAAGAATGGATTTGCTCCAACCAAACTGCAATCCGCTCTGGAATATAATCGTCGCCATTCGCCCAGCGCCGCACGGTGCGTTCATTTACGTCAACCATTTCTGCAAATGCCGATTTTGACCAGCAAATATTTTCCAAAATCAAACAAAACCGCCCGCAATCCATTAACCTGCTCCTTTTAATCCGGCCAACACGACCGCACACATCGCCACCAGCGCCGGCAAAGCAATTACCGGCTGGCGCACTACCGGACGCATTAAAATGGCCGCAGCGGCCATTCCCAACGCCCACCAAAGAATCGGAATCATTTGATAATTTCCAAAGTCACGTTGCATTCCGCGCAAAGCGTGACAAAAGCCGAAAATTCAATCCTATCCAGCAAAACAATCAGCGCAACATCCAGCCGGTTTGCCCAGGCATTTTGCCGATCATCATCCTGCGGCGTGGTTTGGATCGAAAACGCCAAATCCCGCGCAATAACCAATAAATCCTCAGTTGCAAGGCGATAATATGCTCGAAAAACATCATTCACACTTGGCATTTTTTTTTCCGTCATTTCATAGTCAATACTACGCCAGTGGAAATCATCCCGCCTTTAAATGGTCGGTATAAATACCCCTGTGCCGGCGTTCCAGCAGGCACTACGCGCCATTTGGTTGAAATTGGGCGGTAGCCTGCCGCCCGCATTCTATCGACCTCCGTGGCTGTCAAATTTCGACCAATTGACGGAACAGGCAAAATCAAAACCGCGTAATTTGTTTTCATTCGCCTAACCCCGCATCGCGCGCCATCATTGACGCTTTGAAAATCATTATCGCATCATCTTGGGCTTTTCGCGCTGCTTCAATCGCCTTCAAAGCCCGCGCCAGTTTTTTTCCGGCATCATCCGAACGCCGGCCAGCTTCATTGCGAACCGCGCGCCAATCAATATCTGCCAAACTGGCAACCTGTTCGGCAGTGTAGGAAGCAAGGTCTTTGGGGTTCAACATCGGATCATTCCCGTTTTGGCTGGGACCAATTCCCTGCCGCAATCCTGACTATAAGCACATAAACGATCTTGTCAACTATCTTCTGCTAATCGAATCGCATTCAATAAATTATTTTTTGCGATTTCAACCCGCTCACGAATGCGCGGATCAAGGATTTTGCTTTGCAGATTTTCCGCTTTTTCTGTCAACCGATATAATTCAGCCAATTGCATCCGTGGGATTTTCATTTTTTGCTTGTCCCCATAGTTCCAACGTCGCCGGTCAATTCGCGCAATGCCTTGCGAGCAGTTCGGATCAAAATAATAGTGTCGCAGGTTGGATCAAATGGACCATAACCAATCATGCCTCGTTGAAATGCATCATAGCAACTCTTAACCGACCGACCCAATTCAATTGCCGCATCAAAAAGCGCAGTATGTTTGCCCTGGCGTAAAATTGCCTGGAAAGTCTCAATATCCCATTTCGTCCATTTTTTGCGAACGTCACCATATCCAAGCAAAATCGCATATTCTCTCGGAATAATTGAAATATCTTTTTTATTTGGCGCAGGCAGCATTGGTAATTGTTGAAGTGGTTTTTCTGGGGAACCATTGATAAATTCCAGCAATTCTTTGGCTTGAGCAATTGCCTGGGGAATATCATTGGTGCTTTTCAACGCCAAAATCAAAGCATCTTCGCGCGTCATTTTATTTGTTTCCTTTCGCGTTAAATTAAATCAGCCCATAAAGGGCTGATTCTTCCGTAGCTTCCTGGCGAATCACAGAAGCCAAACCAGTACGAGGTTCCGGCACCTCGGCATCCCAAACAAACCATTCAACCGCGGGAGAAAAAAAACATCGAGCCAATTCCAATTCGGCTTCTTGGTCATTTTGCGTCATCATGATTTTAAATCCAAAATTTGACGATGCAATAATTCAACGCGAAGCATAGCAATGATGCGCGCTCGCATGATTTTAGCTCTAATCTTGATTGCTTTTGTTTTGCGCCAATCCACCAAACAAGCATCCAGCCATTTTGTTGGTTGGTGAGAGATTGCGGCGCGAAAATCCGCAGTGGATTTTGAAGCCATTATTTTAACTCCGTGTTTTGATTTCGTAGTGCGGCCAGCGTCCTGAGACACTGGCTTGTGTGCCAAAACCCGAAAATGCCTCGGCCAGCCATGCGCGAAATGCCCGGAGCTCGCCGCGATCAACGCGATATGTCCAGCGTTTGCCGTCGTGCTCCACGCACGCGCGGCCTGAGTCCGGGTCTCCGGCAAAGTGCCAGTGCGGTTGGCCTTCGCGGGCGGCTGAGATTTCGCAACGTAGTGCATAGTCGGTCATATGTGGTTGCTCCTTTAGTTATTGGTCGCGGCAACATGCAATCACTCAAAAACCGATTGAACATCAAGAACTGGCGCGACAGGCGCTTGATCCCATGCAGCGCCATGCCAAGCACGGCCTGCCATCGAAACGCGTTGCCGCGCCCGACGGACGTGCTCGTCCGTCGTGATCGACGACAACTGACGCGGGGACAACGGGGTTTCGAACCGGCGTTCTTCAACCGGCGTATCCAGCCACGCCTCGACCTGAAATCGCAGCGACCGGCGAAATTCCGACCGGAACGCCTTGACCCGCAGCAAGTCGATCAACGCGATCCGTTCGCCGCGATCCGGCATGCGCATGAGCGCCCGCTGCCACGTTTCCGGCCAATCGACGTCGACGCCGCGCGCCCAGGCGTAGGACCATTCGACGTCGTGCCGTTGATACTCCTCCGCCGACAGCCAGTCCGGCAGATCAACAAGACGGAACCCATAACGCCAGGTCGGGACCAAGCGATCGTCGCCCGAATTGAGACAGCACATCACCTGCTCCGACAAGTCGACGCTGTTAAGGCCGCGCCACACGTCGACGATGTCCTGTGACGTGTCGGAGTTTTCGCCCAGCTGCTTAGTCAAAAAAATCACAGTTTTGGTCATCGGCTAAAACTCCGTTGATTGGCAGGGCCATCCCCGCCGGCAAGTGAACAATCCTATATTCCCACCAAATATGCAATAGCGTTTATCGAGCAATGGGCGTTTTTTTTGAAAAAAAGGTGAAATTGACATCGGACGACCGTTAATGCGAGATTAAACTAATAATTTTGCAGGTGCCTCGTGAAATTTCCTCCGCATAAAATCGTGCCTTTGGCCGATCTCATTCCATACGCCAACAATGCGCGCACACATTCCCCTGCCCAGGTGTCGAAAGATGCTATATTAGAGCATGAAGGTAAAACATTTAATGAAATGAGCAAAAACCGTGGGCAGACCGCCGCTTAAATTTACGCCGGATCAACGCAAGACGGTTAAATCGTTGGCCGCATTCGGCATATCTCAAAAAGATATTTGCCGGGTGATTGGAGTTGGCAGCGTTCACACGCTGGAAAAGCATTTCCGCGACGAATTGGATACTGCTGCGATCGAAGCCAATGCCAAGGTCGCTCAAAGCCTATTCAAAATGGCAACCAGCGGCAACAATGTCGCTGCTGCGATTTTTTGGGCAAAATCTCGCATGGGCTGGCAAGAGCGAGATAAACAAAATCTGGATGGCAACAACACCATCAAAATTGAAGGCGGATTGCCGCCTGTTGAAAAATAATGGCGACCGTATATTTACCGACGCTGCATGCCGGCCAAATCACAGCATACAAAGCTAAAGGACGCTTTAAGGCTTTGCGCTGTGGCCGGCGATTTGGCAAAACAGTTTTGATGGCAGCCATTGCATGCGACGGGGCAGCGCGTGGAGAATCCATCGGATTTTTTGCGCCAAATTATAAAATCCTGGCAGAAACTTACAATGAAATGCTTGACATTTTAGAGCCAGTAAAACGATCAGCGTCAAAAATTGAAGGCGTTATTCATACTAGATCCGGCGGAAGAATTGATTTTTGGACCCTGGAAAACGAACGGGCGGGACGTAGCCGGAAATATCACAAAGCCCTAATTGACGAAGCTGGATTCACAAAACCAAATATGTTGAGAGTTTGGCAAACTGCCATCAAACCGGCTTTGTTAGATTATCGCGGATCAGCTATCGCTGCCAGCACTCCCAACGGCATCGAATCCGACAATTTTTTTTGGCAAATTTGCAATGAGCCAGAGCATGGTTTTACGCAATTTCATGCGCCGACGCACAGCAATCCTTATCTTCCAAAAGACGAATTGGAATTGCTAAAAGAGCAAAATCATCCTCTGGTTTATCAGCAGGAATATATGGCTGAATTCGTGGATTTCAGCGGCGCTTGTTTTTTCGCACCGGAATTTCTGCTTGGTTCGGATGGTCAGCCGGTCGATTATCCCGCGCATTGCGATATGGTTTATGCGGTCATTGATACAGCAGTTAAGCAAGGCACAAATCACGACGCAACCGCCGTCAGTTACTGGGCTTATAATTCGATGGTTGGCACCCCGCTGATTTGTTTGGATTGGGATTTGGTTTCGATTGATGGCGCGATGTTAGAAAACTGGATTCCGAATGTTTTTCGCCGTTGCGAAGAATTGGCAACCCAGTGCAAGGCTCGGATGGGTTCCGGCGGGGCTTTTATTGAGGATGCCCAGTCGGGCAGCATCCTGTTGCAACAGTGCGCAAATCGCGGTTTGCCGGCCCAGGCGTTGCCGTCCAAATTGACTTCAGCCGGCAAAGATGGCCGCGCCATCAATGTTTCCGGTTTTGTTTACCAGGGGAAAGTTAAATTTTCCCGTTATGCGCACGAAAAAACAACCAATTTCAAAGGCCAAACGCGCAACCATTTGTGGTCTCAAGTGGTTAGTTTCCGCATTGGCGATAAGCAAGCAGCAACCCGCTCTGACGATGCTTTTGATACATTCACGTATGCCGTGGCAATTTCGCTGGGCAACAACAAAGGATATGGTTAATGCCTCCCGTAGCTAAACTAACCCTCGCTTTGTTTCAGCGTGGCTTTCGCGTTCCATCTGACATTCTGGAACAGGCGCTAAATGAAACCGGGATGATCTTGGTTGAAAACGCAAGCGCATCCGTGCAATGTCATCTAGCAAATCACTTTAGCTTGTCGCAGCAAATGGCGGACAATTAAACATGTCTACGATTAACATCACCGGCACGGGCGTTGGCACGTCATTACAGCAATTGTTGCTGTGCGACGAAATCATGCCGGGCAGCGATGCATCGTATCAAACCTGCAAAACAATTTACGCTTATCATCCTCTTGGCCGAAAAATGGCTGATGCGCCGATTGAAATGGCGCAAAGCCAAAAGCGGCAAATCAGCATCACAAATGCGCCGGAAGATCGCGTTCGGCAGGCATTTGAAGCCGAATGGAAAAAAATCAACGCGGACACATACATTGCTCAAATGGCCGGCGTAGCGCGAATTTATGGCGTTGGATCTATTATTTTGGGTGCAGAGGATGTTCCGCCAGACAAAGAAATTCCGCCAGAAAAATTGGCAGACCTTTCGATATTTTTTAACATCCTCGATCCATTGAATACTGCTGGCTCTCTGGTATTAAACCAAGACCCGAACGCACCAGATTTTCAAAAACACAGCATCATCACATCTGCCGGCGTTGCGTATCATCGCAGCCGTGCCGTGGTGTTGATGAACGAACGTCCCATTTATATCGAATACACCACTTCCGCCTTTGGCTACGTTGGCCGGTCGGTTTATCAACGGGCATTGTTCCCGCTAAAGTCTTACGTCAACACCATGATTGCGGACGACATGGTGGCGCGCAAGCTGGGCTTGCTCATTGCCAAGCTAAAAGCCCCAGGCTCCATCATTGACAGCGCCATGCAGCGTTTGGCGGGCGTTAAACGCCAACTGCTCAAAGAAGCACAAACCAACAACGTCATGTCCATTGATTTGGAAGAAGATATCACATCTCTAGACATGCAGAATGTTGATGGCGCGGGAACTTATTCCCGCACCAATATTATCAAAAACATTGCCACTGCCGCCGATATGCCGGCCAAATTGCTGGACAATGAAACGCTGGTGGCTGGCTTTGGCGAAGGCACTGAAGACGCCAAAAATATTGCCCGATACATCGACAGCATTCGGGAATGGTTAAATCCCGTCTATGAATTTTTTGATGATATTGTAATGCGTCGCGCATGGAATCCTGAATTCTATGAAATCATTCAAAATGATTTCCCGGATTATAAGGATGTTTCATATAACGATGCATTTTATCGCTGGAAAAATAGTTTCCATGCCGTATGGCCTTCTTTGTTGAAAGACCCGGATTCTGATTCAAAAATTGAAGATGTGCGGCAAAAAGCCGTCATGTCCATGATGGAAATTTTGCTGCCGCAAATGGACCCGGCAAATCGCGCTCGCGTGATTGAATGGGCAATTGAAACATCAAGCGAAAACAAATTGTTGTTTCCGCAACCGCTTGTTCTGGATTATGAGGCATTGCGCGATTATGAACCGCCGCAGCCGCAACAGGCAACGGCAGAACCCAAGCCCGAACATTTCTGAAATGCGCGATGATGGTGCTGCGTCATCGCGTTACTGCCGGGCGGGTGGTGTTCTCTCCCCATCGCCCGCCCGGTGGGCTAATGATGATGAAATGATAGAATTGCACCGCATTTCAAGCCGGAGAATCGATGCCGACCGCTTGCGCGCAATGCGCGCGACGGCAATGACAACTCTTGCCGATCTGCGAAATGATTTATTGGCTTTCGTCGGATTGGCTGAAAAAATAGAAACCTTGGATGCTGAAATAGAGCGAATCGGCCAATGAAACGCGATGGCAAAACTCTGAATTTTTATGAAGTCGTCACCTTGGCGGTGCGGGATATTTCCGAACACGGTTATGACAGCCAGCAACGTGTAGATTTTTGGATGGCTGAAATTGCGGAAGCGGCAGCGCGGGACATGACCTCGCCGCAAGTCATTCAAGCCACGCTTAACAGCGCCATGCAGGGGTTATACACGCGGTTAATTGAACGTGGTGGCATTCTCAAACAGCATCCTGGTGTGTCGCGGTTTACTCTGGAAAAGGTCAAGCCGGCTTTGCGATCCGAATTGGATCGACGGATTATGGCATCAGCCCAGCTAATTAAACTCAATCGAGAAGCCTCCATTCAAAAAACCCTGCAACGATTCAGTGGCTGGGCCACATCCATTCCGGCTGGCGGATCGGATGCGGTGGATAAAAACGAAACCAAAGACAACATCAAAAAATCTCTTAAGCAATTGCCATTTGAAGAACGCCGGGTGATTATCGATCAAAGTCATAAATTAATATCGTCGCTATCGGATATCCTGGCGCGCGATGGCGGGGCATTGGCAGGCGAATGGCATTCGCACTGGCGGCAAGTCAATTATGATTATCGGCGCGACCACAAAGAACGCGATATGCACGTTTATGCCGTGCGCGATAATTGGGCGCTAAAACAAGGCTTAATGAAAGCCGGATCAGATGGATATTCGGATGATATCACCACACCCGGTGAAGAAATTTTTTGCCGGTGTTTTTACCGATTTATTTATAATTTGCGGGACCTTCCCGAAAATATGATCACCGCCAAAGGCAAAACGGCACTGCAAGAAGCAAAGGAAAAAATCGATGCAATCCGCAAATGATATCATTAATCGAATTGATCGAATTCTTGGCCGCAGGAATGCAATGGCGCATACGGTTTCACCTGCGTTGAAAGAAACTTTGCCGCAGGAAATTGATCGCATCAAAGGCATTGAACAACGCATTGATGCGACGTTAAACCGCAAACCTTTTCCGCACCAAATCACTGCCGCGACAACCAAAGCCATCACAAAAATTGGTCGTTTGATTAATCGCATTGAATCGGAATTTCCGATTGCGCGCAGCGATGCAGGCGAATCAAATTTCAAAGAAGAAGATCATCCTCGCGCGAAAGATGGCCGCTTTGGCTCCAAAGCCGCATCAGAAGGCGGCAAAGGCAAAGAAAGCAAAGCCGAAAAAAAGGCTGAAAAAGGCAAAGAAGGCCAAGGCGAAAAAGAAAACAAGCAAAAAGAAAAAGGCGGCGAAGAAAAAAAAGGCGAAAAATCTACCGCCAAAAAAATCTCTGCTGTCAAATATGCTGCCAAAAAAATTGACACAAACGTAACGGAAGATCAAATTCTAAAAAACTTTCCGCCGGATACTGCAAAAAAAATTCAAGAAATTAATAATCGCTTGGCAAAAACGCCAGAGACAATTACAAAATTCAAAAAGAATGGTGAATACACGCCTGAACGCAAAAAGGTTCACGCTGTCATCATCAAAAAATTTTTGAACCGAACAACTATCCAAAATGCCAAACCGCCCAAGGGAGAAAAACCGACATTCACTATTCTTGGTGGACGCGGTGGAAGTGGTAAATCTTGGTTTAAGGGCAATGTTTATGATCCAAACAAAAACATTGTTCTTGACAGCGATGCTATTAAAGAAATGCTTCCTGAATATGAAGGATGGAATGCCGCTTCTGTTCATGAAGAATCTTCTGATTTGTTTGATTATTTGACTCAAAAAGCACAAAAATTTGGTTTGAACATTGTTCAAGATGCGACGATGAAAAACACAGAAAAAGCAATTGCTGCGGTAAACAATTTTAAAAACCAAGGCTATCGAATTGAGGCACATTATATGTTTGTGCCTCCGCAGCAATCGGCAGTGCGTGGTGTAAAACGCTTTTTGAAGCCCGGCGGGCGTTTTGTTCCTCCCGGTATTATTTTGGGTAATAAAACTAACGAAAATTCCTTTGATAGCGTTAAATCTTTGGTTGACAAGTGGAGTTTTCGGGACAATTCTGACGATGTAGGCAAAAGCCCTAAATTGGTGGCGGAAGGATAAATGGTGAAATATCATGAAGATGCGTTGGATTATGCGGATTGCCGTCCGCTTGATCCCAACAAAAAAACTGGCGTGAGCGTTCCCCGTGAAATGGAGGAAATGTTTGCGGAGTTTGAAAAAGAATTTGAGGTAGAAAAATCCTCAAACAAAGGCAAAAAGAAAAAATGAACAATCGATTTCCCCGCCTTCATCAAGCAATTGACTATGCCGCAAACGCGCATAACGGCCAGCTTCGCAAAGGGACATCAATCCCATATCTGGCGCATTTGATGGGCGTTTGCGCGTTGGTGTTGGAGTATGGCGGGGACGAAGATCAAACGATTGCCGCAGTGTTGCATGACGTGATTGAAGATTGCGGCGAACAGCACCGTGAAGCTGTGCGCATTCAATTTGGCGACAGGGTTGCCGAAATCATTGAAGGTTGCACTGATGGAGTGCCGGATGCTTTCGGCAAGAAAGCACTTTGGCGGGAACGGAAAGAAACCTACATCCAGCATTTGGCAAAATCACCGCCGGATACCTTGCTAGTGTCGGCATGCGACAAACTCTACAACGCTCGGGCTATCGTATCCGATTTGCGGACGATGGGTTTGGCGGTGTTTGATAAATTTAGCGTTCCGCGCGAGCAAACTATTTGGTATTACGATGAATTGCTTGCGGTGTTTGAATCCGTTTATGGCTTGCCTAAAACACTGGTTTCCGAATTAAAAAAGGCAATCTACGACATAAAGTTAATGGCTTTTTAGTAAAGTTATTAATTTCGAGTATTTTTATTGCGTGCTTGTGCAGGCAATAAAAAAAATGCTATCATGCAATATCAAAATCTATTAAGTCGGATTTTTTAGTGCTTCACCGTTTTTTGACCGGAAACTAGCAATCTGATGATTCGCGCTGCCGGCATTATGTTTGTGACTGATGAAGGCGAAACGCTGCTGTTAAAGCGCGGCCCTGGCGGTGATTGGCCGGGCGCTTGGTGCTTCCCTGGCGGGCATCAGGAAGATGACGAAACAACTGAACAGGCTGCCAAACGCGAATGCGTTGAAGAATTAGGCTTTTTGCCGGAAGGCGAGCGTTACGTTTGGACTCGTCGGATTTCCGACAATCAAGCGCCGATTCCATCTGAAAATATCAATCCAGTTCCGCCTATTGGCGATCCGGTTGATTACACAACTTTTATCCAGCGAGTTGGTGAACGGTTTGATCCACGTTTAAATGGCGAGCATACCGCTTTTGCTTGGTGCAAAATCAGCACTCCACCGGAACCGCTGCATCCT